GTATTTGCATTTGCCCCCTGGCTATATAAATTAGCCTCGGTTGTTTGTTTTGCCTCTGGGTTATGTTTCATTGGCTTACGAGCTGGCTTTTGACTAGACATTTTTTCTTTTTCGTCTTCTTTTTTGTCTTGCTCTTCAAATTTCTTTTTAAGCTCTTCAACCTCTTTTTTAACCTCTTCGATAACAGGCGCTACTACTTCAACGACTGCCTCAACGATAGCGGCTACCTCTTCGACAGCTGCCTCTGGTACGTCTTCTACGACTACCTCTTCTTCTAGCATTTCTTTGTCGTCTTCTTTTTCTTCTTCTTCTTCTTCTAGGTCTTCGACTTCAAGTTTTACCTCGCTTATCATGCCCTCTTCGGTAACGACAATAGTTTGTCCGTCAGCGGTTGTATACTCGCCTACTGGCAAAGGTATACGCTCGTCGTCAGAAACAATAAAAACCGCTTGCCCAGCCTCCAGGACGTCTGCCTCGATAACTGTCTCGCCGTCTTCTAGTGTCATTTGCGCTAGACCTACTCTAGCACGTAGCAAAGTTTTAATTTGCTTTAACATTTCTGTTGCTTTCATATTTATTATTTATTAGTGTTTAATTCCAAAAGTTTGCAAACCCAGCAAATTGCTGTACCTCGCGGTATTTGTCTAAAGCGTCTTGCTCTAAGCTGTCTGCGTTATCTACTCTTTGTTTTAACTCTTCGTAGTCTGGGTATACGTCGCTTGGATCAATTCCCAGCTCTTCGCTTTTAACCTCTAGGTCGTTTAATGCATTACGCATAATTTCTGCGACTTCGTTTAAGTATCTTAAATTTCCGTTTACAATAAAGTCGTCTAGGTTGTTACGCAATTTAAAGTCGCTGTACTCGTCCATTATCATATCCCCCCATTCGTAAGCTAGCCAGCTAGCGTCGCTTTCGGCGTACTCGAAATTGTCAAGGTTGTCTTCAATGTCGCTAAGAGCGGACAGTTTTACTGCCTGTTTAGCTGGTTTCAGTCTGTCTAAAATTGACAGTATGGTTTTGTTAGTATTCATAATTTATACGTTGCTTTCAATTCTAAATAAGTCTTTGTTTTCTAAAAACTTTTCGTGTTTTTCGTCTAAATAGTCTAGGTTAAATATATGGTCTTCATATTCTGGGTATACGTCTTCGACGCTTAAGCCTAGCTCTTCGGCTTTTTGTTTAATTTCCGCTAGCGTGTCTCTGTCGGTGTCTACGTCCGCTGGCTCAATTAAAGTTTCGGCGTTGTTGTAGTATACGTCGTAAATTTCGCGCCCTAGTGTACGCCATTCATCAAATTTTTCTTCAAACCATTCGTCAGTAAAATACGCTAATTGGTCGGTACTGTCGGACAAAGTTTCTAAGTCGACAAGTAATTCGTCTACTAAGCCTAGAGCTACTTTTTTTAGGTTGTCAGCTTTGCGTTTTTCAGCTCTTAGTCGAGCCTGGTGTTTGTCGCCGTCAAACATTCTACTAAATACTCTTTTTTCTGTACTCATAGTTTTAAAATTTTAAGTCTAAACCGCTAGATGCAAACCTACTTCCATTTTCTAGGCTTTTTAAACCGCCCTCG